GAATTTACATTTACAAATCCTCTTGAAACAGCTAGATGTGGTTGTGGAGAGAGTTTTTACATAGGATTAAATAATGATTAAAATTTATGGTAAAGAGGATTGTCCCTTTTGCGATAAAGCTAAACAGTTGTGTAGTAGTAAAGATATAGACTTTAGTTATTATCAACTTGGAGTAGATTATAGCATAAGTGAACTCATGCAGTTGGCTCCAACTGCTAGGACTATGCCTCAGATATTTAAACAATATAACGAAGATGACTCAGTAGAGCCTGACTCATCTCTCTTACACATAGGTGGATATGCGGAACTACAAGAATTCATTAAATAAAATGAAGAAGCATACACTTGACGGAATACCTTATTATCCTAGAGATGAACTACCATCAGCAGTAGACGACGCTGCTGATGTCATGTCTAAGTATAAAAAAGCAGTAAGCGAACACGAAACTAGAATGGAGAAGTATCGAAAGATATGGAGAGAAAAAGGTTGCTTACATTGGAGAAAAAATGAAGATAAGTAAAGAAGGCATAGCCTTAATTAAAAAGTTTGAAGGAATAGAATTACAAGCCTATCAAGACTCAGTTGGAGTATGGACTATTGGATATGGTCATACAAAAGGAGTTAAAGAAGGAGATAATATTTCTCTCAAAGAAGCAGAGGCAATGCTTGAAGAAGAACTTGTAGAATATGAAGGCTATATCAATGATATGGTAAAAGTTAGACTAGACCAAAATCAATTCGATGCTTTAGTAGCATGGGTTTACAATCTTGGTCCGACTAATCTTAGTAAGTCTACTTTATTAAAAGTATTAAATAAAGCTATCTATGAAGAAGTTCCATTTGAAATAAAAAGATGGAACAAAGCAGGAGGCCAAGTATTAAATGGTCTAGTGCGAAGAAGAGAAGCAGAAGCTTTATTATTTCAAGGAAAAGCTTGGGAAGATGTATAAACTAAAGTTAGACTCTACTTTATTAATGAAAGCCGCTGCACACGCTAGTGAAAGAGGCATGAGTTTAGAGGAGTATTTAGAAGAATTCACACAAATGCTTGGACAAAAAATAAGAGAAGAAAACGCAGATAAAAAAGCAGATTTAATCCTGACTAAACAAGAATTAAATGAAAAGGGATAGAAAATTGAAATTATTACTGGTATTACTTGGGTCTATTTATGTTTCAGTAAGTGTGTACGAGTTTATACAATTTATGACATAATGTACGAAATGAGTGTTATAGTTTTGCTAGATACAGCAATACAGATTTTTATAGCGATAGCAGTTGTTAGTTTAATAACTGCTTTTGTTTTGTTTGGACTAAGTGGTCGATTAACTTTCTTTAAATTTAAAAAGAAAAAGGGAGATAAAGATGGCGGCTGGTAATGTTCTTTGTTTGGTTAAATGTAGTTATAATAGTTGGACTTATAGTATTTAAACTCTATATGAACTATAGAATAGAAAGAAATATGAAAAGATACTTGAGGTATCTAAAACACAAACGAAAACAAAGAGAGAATATATGAAAACACTTTTACTTATAGTTATTCTTGTAGTAAGTAAAGTATTATTAAAAGCTATTGCCCCATACACAAATAAAACTGTAGACGATAAAATTAAAGAGATTTTTAAACCTATTATGGAGTATATAGACTATTGTAGGATTTGGTGGAAATGAAAGATAATATCAACCCTGACCACTACAAGTCTGGGGATATAGAATGTATTGAAGCAATAAAAGCTTCATTAAATGAGCAACAGTTTAAAGGATACTTAAAAGCAAGTATAATAAAGTATCTATGGAGATACGAAAAGAAGAACGGCTTAGAAGATTTACAGAAAGCCGACTGGTTTTTACAACGATTAATAAAAGAGGAAAGTAATGGAGATACTAATTTGGATTTTTACCGTTCCTGAAAAACTCTTTTTCTTTATTTTTAATACTGCAATATGGGTAGGTATTGGTTATTTTATTGTAGATGAAATAAGAAAAAGAGTATAATGTATTGGAAAACAAGAATAAATTTTACAGATAATGAGCTAAAAATTTTAAATCTTTTAAGTAATAAGTATGGTGGCTCCTCTGAGTCTACAGAACAAAATATTTTAAAAGATTTACCATTTGCAATAGAAAAGATAAATAAACTTATTGATTTATATTTACCAATAAAATGCAAAAAATATCTTGTAAATTCTTGGAATATGCAGTATTTAGAAGGAGAAGAAGTTCCTCATAAACCTCACAATCACAATTATGCTCATTTAAGTTTTGTTTTTTATACAAAAAGTGATGGTAATAATAAATTAATATTGATGGAGTCAAACGGATTAAACTTTGAAATAGAAGTAAGACCAAATGATTTTATTATAATACCACCAGATTTGATGCATACTGCAGAATATGGAGTTGCAACTTCTGATAGAATACTTTTTGCAGGAGATATTATATTAACACATACAGAGTATTATAATAGTGATTTTTTACCTCCAATGGAGAAATGGATAGAATTAAACAATGAATAAAAATTTATTAATAAACTTTAGCCCTATATTTTTACTTACAATAGTAAGTTTTACAATGTTAGGACTAAGCTGTAGTAAAGAAAATGTAGTTGTTTCATATGATGAAGCAAGTGAAAAATTTATAAAAAAATTTGAAAAAGAAGCTTCAGCAGGAAGTATAATGCTGAACAAAGGAGATAGCTGTCAAGTTGTTGATGGCGTCTTTGTAGTGTGTGGACAATGAGCAAAGTATTTATAGGAATTATAGTAGTATTAAGCATAGCTTGTGCTTGGCTTTGGAACGAAAATCAAAGACTAAGAGAAAACAATGCACAACTAAATGTAGCAGTACAAACACAAGAAGAAACTATATCTACTTTACAGAAAGATTTTGCCACACAAGGACAAGAACTAACAGAATTAACTAAAAGAAGTCAGGAAGCACAAAGAGAAATGAATCGCTATCTTGATATTTTTAGACGACATAATCTAACTAAGCTAGCAGCTGCAAAGCCTGGCTTAATAGAAACAAGAGCTAATAAAGCTACAAAAGAGGTATTTGATGCAATCGAAGAAATTAGTAGGAATATTGATTGTCTTGACAATAGTGCTAACGAATTGTGCAACGACAAGACAGATTAGTGTTAGTGCAAAGCCTGTAGATAGGCAGATAATACAACCTGCATTACCAAGAGAGATAGATTTAAAAGAGCCCAAATGGTATGTAGTATCAGAAAAGAACATAGACGAATTTTTAGAAAGAATTAAAAAAGATGAAGGGCAAATAGTATTTTTTGCTATGTCAGTTCCAGACTATGAATTGATGGCATACAATACCCAAGAATTAAAAAGATTTATAACAGAACTACAACAAGTAATAGTATATTATAGGGAGGTCACTACAGTTGCTGATTAGTTGGTACAAGAATTTATTTAAGAAAGAAGAAGAAAAGAAAGAGGATAAATGTCCTTACATGGAATTTATTGAAGAACAAGAAAAAGTTTTAAAGAGGAACGATAATGGCACAAGTGCATGAAATGATTTATATGAAGATGACTAATGGAGAGTATATCTATGGTAGTAATCTAGATATAGGTAAGTATAGTATAAAACACAACTGTGAATGTGAGCGTGAGTTTGACCATGTTCCTCCTTGTAAGTTAGAAGGACAAGGTGGATATTCAGACGGCTCAAAAGCATTTAAGTATATAGGTACAGACCACGACCCGATGACTCACTCACACCCTATTAGTAAAGAAGAACTACACCTTGACGCATATGGCAAAAAGGTTTTTAAACAAACAAACGGCTGGGATTATGATACAGGCGAGTTTCATTACAGCGAAAAATGGTAAAGTTTATTAAAGAGTGGTGGGCTATGCGAAAAGCAAGTAAATGGTTTGATAAAAACCCTGCTGCTCAAGCTAGATTTGAAGATTTAGAAGATTGGATAGAAGAATTAGAGGACAGAGTAATAGCATTAGAAACTAAAGAAGAAGTTTCAAAAGAGTCCGTTAGAAAATGGGCTGAGGAGAATGGTGATGGCTGATGTGGAGAAAAAGACCATACAGATTGAACTAGAAGTAGACACAAAAACAGTCGATAGTAGTAAAAATCCCTATCAAAAATGGATATATTTATCACAAGCAGTTGATAGTTGGAGGATATTTCCTAGAGCATTTTTAGGAATTTATATGTTTTTATTATACTATTCTACAATGTGGTTTATGGACTTAGAGGCTCCAACATTAGAGCAATCAGGTTTAATAAGTATTATTGTAGGGGCAGGGGCAGCATGGTTTGGACTATATGCTGGCACCTCAAAAAATAAGATTAACTCAAAATAGTTCTTGACTTCTAGTTTCATTTTTAGTATAATATATCATTATGAATATTTTTATATTAGATGAAAACATTGAAAAGTGTGCGCAGTATCACTGCGATAAACATATTATTAAAATGATACTAGAGTCTGCACAGTTATTGTGCACAGCACATTGGATAAATAAGTATGCAGGGTTCATACCAAGAAAACTCGAAAGTAAAGAATGGGAAAAAGTTAGAGAACAAAAAACGAATGACCCTCGTGATTTCCCTTATCTTCCTACTATGCATAACCACCCTTGTAGCATCTGGGTACGCAGTAGTCTCGACAACTATGAATGGTTATATAGACTCACAGATGAACTCAACAAGGAGTACGGATATAGATATGGAGGTAAGTCTCACAAGTCAATGCATGAAGTCGTATCTAACCTCCCCGTACTCGATATACCTAGGCGTGGACTTACGCCCTTTGCACTCGCTATGCCTGAGTCATGCAAAGGAGATAATGCAGTTGAGGCATACAGAAAGTTCTACCACGAAGATAAAGGTACCTTCGCAACTTGGAAGGTCAGAGGACAACCAGAGTGGTGGGAAGAAGAACTAGCTTGGACTGAAAAAAGGATTACTGCACAATGAGAGTAGTAAAAAAGAAAGCTCATGAGAACCTTACTGATGAAAGCATCAGTAAGGTTATTAGTTTATTAAGACAAGACAGTCCTATTACGAAAAAAGAAGCTTGTGAAATTCTGAATATTAGGTATAACACGACCAGACTTCAGAATATAATAGATGACTTTGAACAAACTCTTGCTAGAAAGGAGAGGTTTAAAGCAGAAAAGAGAGGCAAAGCTGCTTCTCAAGAAGAAATAAGTCAAGTCGTAAGGGGCTACATTGACGGACAAAATGTATCTAACATTGCAGAGGGAATGTATCGTTCTCCTGCATTTGTAAAAAATATCATAAATAGATTGGGAGTTCCACAAAAACAACCTTCTAATTATGATAAAAAGAGAGATACACTTTTGCCTGATGAATGTGTAGCAGAAGAATTCCAAGTGGGCGAAAAAGTTTGGCTTCCAAGAGAAAACAACTTCGGTATAATTAAATACGAAATTACAGTTGAATATCAAAGAAGTAAGCCTGGCTTAAAAGAATGTGATTACTTACAAAAGTATGGCGCTAGAGGATATAAAGTTGATGTTTTAACGCCTTGCGATTTAAGTGATACACTTATGCC